AATATTTGTGACTCTGCCATCTACAATATCTGCATTAAAAGTAGCTCCGTTTCCAGTAGAATCTTTTACTCTGAAAATTGGTTGAATGTTCTCCTCAAATCCAAAACCAGATTGTGCAATACTCACACTGTCAATTGGTCCGAAAGGAATTTCCTCATAATCTTTAGGACTAAATGCTTCAACACCATTGACAAATAAACCAACGGGTTTACTTCCAACGGTTTGAACTTGTGTATTTTTTTCTTGAACTAATGGAAATGACTTAAGAATATTTTGATTTCTAATATCAAATCCAGTTCCAATAAAACCACCAATTGGGTGTCCAGGAAGTCCCGCACTTGTTACATAAGCATACTTTGAATCTTTAAAAATAGCAAAAACTTCGGTAGGAATGTCTTTTACTGAATCATTAATTTGATTCTCAGAACTAGATGAACGATTCCCAACTTCATTTAGTTTCCAACTAGTAAACTGTGGTCTGGAATCTGAGGCACCATCTTCAGACAGTGTAATTCTTTCACCCTCGTCAAAATAATTGGAACCATCTATAATATCAACTTCAGAGAGAACTCCAAGAACTTTCATTCTTATCTGATCTTCCAGTTCAGTTTTACCTGGAGAATATCCAAAAATATACTCAGTAGTACGAACTTCTTGATTAATAAAATGTGCTGCAGCGTTAGTTCCATATACTCCTCTACCACAATCAATAAACTGATTGAAGGTTTTGGTTCTATATGTAATAAACTCTCCATCAATCTCAATTACACCATTTGATTCGGGAAAACTAAGAGTACTATCAACAGTAATTACCGTATCTGTAGCAGAAATATCGCTTCTAAGAATAGATTCTTGTGGAATATCAAATGGTTGTGAGTCTAGTACATTCAATCTAACTTCATAGATATTTTTAGAACCAGAAGAATAGTTTGAGATATTATTGATCAATAGATCATCAATAATAGCAGTTGCTTGAATGACACCACTAGCATCAGTTTGTCTAACTTGAGCACCGACCAAATCATATGGATTTCCCTGAATTGATTCAACCTTAATAATATCATCAACAGTAAAATCAGAATATGAAGCTTTGATTACTCTATCTTTTGGATAACGAATAGTAATTTCTTCATCAAATAATGCTCTGAAAAGGAATTCAACAGAAAGATCTGTTCCTTTATAACTATAGAAATCTTTGATATTTCTAATCAGTGTATCTTTACCAATCTGATCAGAAATGTTCTCATGTGGGAATCCAGCAAGATACTGCTCTTCATAATTCTTCAGAACAAAGAAGAGAATTAAATTTGAATAATTTGTTACTACAGCATCAGCAGCATGACTTTGAGCAGTGCTAGTCTGAACAGTAGTCTTTTGATTATCAAATGTTGTAGTCGCAGTAAACCCTCTCTTACATCCAGTAAGAGTTCTTGTTGAAATATTTACAGATTCATACTGAATAATCTCACTACCAATTCCAATAACACCACCATCAGTAGAGAGACCATCAATTTTATCTACAACAATTGAAGTAGCACTAGCATCAATTGCAGTTTCTAATTTATAAGTTTTGACTAGGTTGAACTTTCTCAGGTTGTCAACATTAGAATATTCCAGAAAATTATTCTGAATATCCAGAACACCACCAGATACCTCTAATGACTTATAATACTCTTCAAAGAATTTTACAAAAGTAGGAAACTCATCAACAATGAAACTTGGTAGTTGCTGATCAACTAAATCTGATATTGTTAACTTATTGAAATTCATTTTACGCTACTTCTTTGAACATTGAGAAAGTACTATCTGATAATGCAAGGTTTAAATAAACCTCACGAACTGCAAAGATGTCATCATTTTTAGGGACAGCAGTAATGTAAATATTGTTATCAGTATCACTACCACTGATAATTTGAAGTTGATTAATGAGCACCTTTCCTTCATCATAATTGACATTACCAACATCATCAATCAGGACTAGTTTACTTGCAGTAATTGGGTCAATAGTATATATTCTTAAAACTCCATCCTCTGTATCTTCAAGATATACATCAATGTTATCATACCCACTAATTCTAAATTTAGTACTGGTAATCGTAGGTGTACCATCGCAAAATTTTGCAAATGGATTTACATAACACAGAAGATATTGAGCTTTAGTACTAATTGCAGGAACTAGTTTTTTTCTAAGACGAAACTCAGTATTGTTTCCAGTAATAGATTGCTGAGCAGAATCAACTACTGTAGCAACTTTACTCTTCCTAATAACACCACCAAATTTACTGAGATTTGCAGACTCATCATACTGAGTCAGATTATCAATAACTAAATTTCTAAGTTGCTCTGTAGTTAAATTTGTTTCCGTCTGGTTATAGAAAATTTTAGATAATACTAAAACATCAACAACAGAAGGATCAACAATGATAGGAGTTACAGATGCAACTGTAAACTTCTTTAATTTTGATAAAATATCATTTTTTGTCGAATTACTTAAAATATCGCTATATTTTGGTTTAATAGCAATCTTTACACGTCCATATTCTGGCGGTTCTTCAGTTTCACCACCATATACGATAATATCTGCAATTGAAGAGTAAAGTTTTTGTGTAATAATCTTATAATCTTCTAATGTTACTGCTCTATTCTGTGCAGCATAGAATTTAGGAGCATTTGCTTTAACCAACTCGTCAGACTCAATATCATCACCACCAGTACTGCCAGTTTTTACTGTAACACTAACTCCTGTTATAACACGGGAATTATTCTCATCATAAATTTCTCCAGAAAATACAAAATCCTTAATATCATTACCAGTTTGACCAGATGTTGTTAAATATGAAACTTCAATAACTTGACCATCCTTTAATGCCTTCCCAAGGACTCCATCACCAAAAATTAACTCATATCTACTGTCATCAATTTCCTGAACAAAAAACACAGGATCATTTGCAGAAACATCTAAGATATTAGATACTTTTTCAAAAATTTCTTTATTAGATGCATTTGCATTTTCTCTCACTGATACTCTAATTGTATCAGTATCAATACTTCCAGTTGGAATGATGAATTTTTGATTTGGAATCGTGTCATCTACAACAAATGAAAATGTTAAGTAAACACCCTCCAAGATGTTTATATTGCGCTGATCGTCCCTATTACTGATACGACAAATATTATTAACAACAGGACTTACAACGTCCTCAAGAACTGCAAATTGAAATGTCTCTGCCCTGGCATCTACATTTGATGCAATAAAACAATTCCCCTTCTTCAACGTAAGGAATCTTGGCACCAATCTTTGGTCAATTGCAGCAACGCCACTAAAATCAACCTTTAACTCTACAACAGCAGTGGATGAAGTTTTGGATTTTGCAGTATACCCTAACTGTTTCGCAATTCTTACAATATTATCTCTTAATGATGCTGATGATAAGAAATTTTCATTAGCTGCCATCGTTGTATTGAAGGCAGTGTAATAAGTATTGTACGCCAAAAGATCAACCACTGATGATAGGGTTGATCCTTCAAAATCATAATCAGTAAAATCGGTATTACGCCTCAAATATTCAACCAGAGCAGCTCTGATATCAGCGTAATCTAGAGAACTAACTTGTGCGAATGCCATTGATTATATCTTTGATGAAGAAGTTAACGATAATGTAGTTCTAAATGATTGGGGTGAAGTATCTGGAATAGTATAAACAATTTCCACATCATAAGTATATTCCGCTTCATTCAAATCCACTATGACTTCTAGTAAGTTAACTCTAGGTTCATATTGAGAAATTAAGAGTGATACTTCATTTTTAAGTGTACCAGCGGTGGCAAAATCAAAAGGTTCAAACAATAAATCAGGAATTCCACTACCAAACGACGAGTTAAAAAATTTCTCGCCCTTCCTATAGGAAAATAAGTTAAGAAGAGACCTCTTAATTGCATTCTCATCCTTGAGAATGTTGAGATCTTTTCTTAACGGGTTGATTTTGAATGTATAACTCAAGTCCCTATAGGATCTTGATGGTTTCAACGCCATTTGATAGTAGATTTTTCAATTATTTATCACGATTTTTGTCATTCTTCTTTTCTTGTGATTTTTTAAGAAGTCTATCAGACTCAATTTGAGTGATTAGAGTCATCCCAGACTTAATAAAGTCTTTGCTTTTGTCAGTCGGTGAGTTTCCCATCGGTTTTTATGCAGTTTTTACAATTTCGTAATCATTTCCAAGAATTTCTTGCATCATTGCATCATTCCAATGTGCATAATATCCAGATTTTGCCAAAATTTTGCGATGTTGACGCAATTTTGCCTTTGATTGACACAACATTAAGTTGTATTTACCATTATTTGTCTGAATTCCATTAAGAAAAGTATGATAATTAGCACAATCTTCCAAAAATATGAATTCTGGGTAGATTGTGTTGTAAATTTCACACCACATTTGGATAGCATCAGCATCAAGATAGTCTTCAACGACAAAAATGACGACATCACACCCTTTAATAGGGATGATATCGTCAATCGGCGCTTCTACGACCTCATATGATGCAGAGTTAGAGTAGGGACAGATTGCAAAATTACCTAATTCTGGACGAACTTCGGAAATTTTAGTGATCCATTCCTTAATATGCTCTTCACTCTTCTTCATTTGATTGAGTTTCTTTATCTGGATGATCTTGATCAGCAGGTCTACGTCCCACGACGTAACCATAAGTCTTTGGTGCTGGAGTTTCTTCGCTCATCTTCCTTGTCCGCGATAACGTTTACGGGCTCCATTACGGGAGCTTGCACTATATTTAGTATGCTGACCACTTCCCTGCCGAGATTTTTTGGGTTTTGACTCAATGTTGGCGTTACCACCAGTAAGTGAAGGGCGCTTTGCCATGAATTCCTCAAATGTACCCCAATATTATATCACAACAATTATGCTTCTGCAACACTGATGATTTGGATTTGTGGTCCTCCTGATTCATTTCCATTAGAAGGATTAGAAACAATTACTTCAGCAGGACTGCTTGAATTCTGAGAAGGACTTGGCAGACCACCAACATAAGATGCACCGCCGCCACCGCCGCCACCAAAGTAACCACCTTCGTTGTAATCATTATCCCATCCACCACCACCGCCGCCACCGCCGTAGTATCCCATGCCGCCTGCACCACCGTTTCCATCAACACCCGACCCGCCTGCACCAGATGAGAAGAATGCACCGTCGCCTCCTTTACTAGCAGAGCGATCCCCGCCAGCATTTCCACCTGTTCCGCCATTACCACTCTTATAACCGCTCACAGAACCACCATTGCCTCCATAAGAAGTATTTAAATTTGAACCAATAGAACCATTAGGTAATCCAGCTTTACCACCAGCAGGATTTGATGGTCTTGGTGGATGTGGTGAAGGATATGTGCTGGTAGATGGATTTCCTTCATAGCCACCTTCTGCAGCAAGCATGATACAGTTATTACCTACCGCAGATGTTCCATAAAACACAGCAGAATATCTGGTGTCGTAATGAAGTCTATAGGACTGTCCTGCCTTTGCAGTGAATGTTCCCTGAACATAAGATCCTTGTCCACCATTACCTGGAGGTGTTCCACCACGAAGTCTTATAGTGACATTATAGTCAACTCCAGATGCTACTAAGAAAGATGGTTCCGACAATGTAGTTGCACTAGAAAGACTAGTAATATTTGTTGATGTTCCACTAACAGTACCAATAATTTCTAATGATCCAGGAACGGTCATTGAAATGACTGCTAGACCATTTTGACTAGCACCACCATGACCACTAACGTGCTCTGAAGGTAATGAAGCAGGAACAGGCGCAGCACCACCTGCAGTTCCTGTATTACCTGCACTAGCACTGGTATATGCCAGAGAGATAGAACCTGATCCTCCTGCTCCACCACCACCAGTACAATTACCATTACCATCTCCGCCAGCACCAGCGCCGCCTGCAACTCCCGATCCACCGCCACCACCACGATTACCCTGATTTATACCAGAACCGCCGCCAGCACCGCCTCCAAATCTTCCAGTGGTTCCAGCATTGGCACCAGTGTTTGGACCTGTTCCAGCACCGCCGCCTCCAGTGCCTCCACCGCCGCCACCTTGTCCATTCTGACCTGCACCGCCACCGCCACCTACGATAGCTGAAAGACCATTGAAAGTAATTTCAGATCTTTGACCACCACGACCAGCACCATATCCCGACAGACCTGTTGGAGATCCCTGTCCAGTAGCACCTACAAATACTGATATAGTTCTTGTCGCTGGTGAATAATCATATCTCTTTACATCAAATCCATTACAATAGTCTCCAGCACCACTGGCACCAGTTCCACAGGTATCATCATTTTTCCATCCATAAGCACTATTGGATCTGTAAGTTCCCCAGGTATAAGCGTAGTTTCCAACAATTATATAACCATCTTCATTTGGTGCATATGTTCCATCATATACCAGAGTCCCTTCCCACAAAATTTGTAATTTTCGTACACCATTGATACCAATGGTTTCTGGTCCCCCAGTTCTAGTATACCAACCATTTTGAGTACTAGTACAAGATGGTTTTTCAACTAGACCACCCTGACCAGTTTTTACTATCACATTGGTATATGAAGAACCTGATGTAGTGTTAGGTATAGTGACTGTTCCAGTCGCATATCCTCCCCCACCACCACTAAAACTTCCTGTGGGACATTCACCGACACCTTGTCCACCAGCGCCCCACAACCAGTAAGTGAATCCAGTTGCACTAGTGGGAACTGTAACGCTAGTTTCGCCAGTCTGTGTAATATTATATACTTGTGATCCAGTAGCTGTGACTAATGTCACAACTTCTTCTGTAATTTTACTGGCACAATATTCATTAACAAGTTTACAGCGATAAGTATCACTATTATTAGAACTTGATACTGTTGGTGTGGTATAACTTTCACTTGTAGCACCAGTGATATCAGAGAACGTAGTTTCTCCAGATCCTCGCTTTTGCCATTGATATGAAATTGTCTGCCCAGAAACACCGATGACTGCTGCATTAACATTAAAAGTTGCTGTTCCTGACTGCAATACAACAGATCTCGGTTGAGTAATTAAATCAATGTATGCTGGTTCGATTACAATTCTAGAATTTTTTTGCTCTCCACCAGCATCACCACGATTGGGATGAGTAGATCCTCCAAATGCACCAGTAGTTCCAACTGCAGTGGAATGAACAAAACCAGATCCTCCTGCTCCGCCTCCACCAGCCTGTGGTCCTTTGCCAGGGTTATTGCTACTGCCATCATATCCATCATGACCGCCTGCACCTCCACCGCCGCCATAATATCCTCCGCCACCTCCACCGCCACCAGCGGCAGAGTATGATCCAGAATTAGATCCTCCAGATCCACCAGATAGTGCAGATCCCGCATTACCATTAGTGCTGCCTCCAGATGATGTAGCACCGCCAGCACCACCTAATGATTGAGTGGCACCATATCCTCCTTTAGCAGAAATTGTTGATGATGTACTATCGGATCCATCGGATGCCACTGTACCACCACCAGCACCACCAATAACTTTTGCACCTCCATTATGACTAAAACTACCTTGAACTGTATTATACTTTGTGCATGGATATGAAACTGTTCTGCTTGAATCCTTATAAACAGTAAAACTCATACTAGAAACATAACTAGTATATCCATTATCATTTCTTAAGAATCTAATCACCATATATGATGATGTTCTTGATAATTGAGTAGCATCAATACCAAATCCAGGACAAGCACCACCAGCAGCAGTACATTGACCAGTAGATACCTGGAGGATATAATTGCCATCAGGCATTGGACTATTGAATTGTATAATATAACGTCGATCAGGAGGTGGAGTAGTGTATATCGAAGCTATGTCTCCATAGGTGTTCAGATAATTATCCCTTCTGTTTGCAAGATTATATGAATGAGAAAATCCACCAGATCTACTAACTCTATCACTAACAGTCTGATAACAAGTTGATGCATATGCTTGCTGATAGGAATAACTATATGCTACCAATTGCTGAGCACCATCACAAGTAGATGAAGTGTTTAAACTAGCGCCTCCAGCACCGCCTGCAATAACGAGAGCATTAGCATGAGATACCGAAGTA